GGCCATCGTCGAACCAATCGTGGATCAGCTCGGCCGCGGCGGACATGGTTTCCAGGGTCGTGTCGTCCGTGGGATCGACCATCCTTTGCAGCACGATCGGGATCCCGTAATCGAATTGACGCCCGGAAGTGCACCCTGCCCGGGCCTTGCGCTCGCGTTCAATGGTCACTGGCACCACGTCGGCCCGGAGCCTCTGGAGGAGTTTGACGCGGACGGCGTCGTCATACCAGGGGGCCCGGCTGCGTGCGGCGACCGTGGGCTCCGTCGTGAAGAGACCGCTCCATCCGCGGGCGGGATCGTTCAATTCGGTGGCAATCGCCTCGGCGATCCGATCTTCCCAGGCGTCGGCGATGGTGAGAGGGTACGTTAAGGCGCGTAGAACCTGGTTGCTGACACCCAAAAGGCCGGAGAGAGTTGAGATGACCTCCCAAATATAAAGGCCTTGCGCCGTCAGGGCGACGGTGCCGTCCCCGGTCCTGCTGCCTGCGGAAAGGAGAGTCAAGCTCCCCTGAGTGCTGACGGGTGCATAGAGCACGGTGTTGGTCGAGCCGGGGGAGCTGCCGGAGATCGTGGCCACGCCGCCGGTCCCATCCGCGTTGTCCGAGACGGCCAGGGCCGGCGTTGCTGGAGGCGAGCCGCCGCCGCCGGCGAGACCGAAACCACGAAGAAGATTGGCGATCCTCACGTGTTTAGGCTCCCGGGGACCTGCGCGTCAGTGACCAGGTTGGATCCGGCAGTGTCTTTGATGACCTGCCTTAGCAGCTCCACGCCGACGCCCAGGGCGCCGGTGCCCTTTTTGATGTAGACCAGGTTCCAAGGAGTTGTTGACCGGTCCACCCACTGATCGGCCTGGAGCAAGTCCATAATGCCGTGCTCGGTCGTGATCTTAACCGGGATCAAAATGACGTTGGGAGTGGTGCTGGCGCCGCCGAGTGTGATGAAATCGACGACCATCTCCGCGGCGGTCAGAACCAGCTTGCATTCGCCGGCGATACCGCTGGAATCCGCCGGCGCGTTGACCGCGGGAGCCTCGACACCGTCGCGGATGGTCTTGAGCGTGTGGTTGGCGGCATCGTTTTGCTGAGGGCGCCCCGTAGCCGTGTTCCAGGCCGTATAGGAGACCGTCAGAGTTACGCCGCGGACTGCCATTACGCCAACCCCTGACCGATACAAATGGTTTGGAAAAGGTGCATGGGGAACGAGGTCGCCCCGGTCGCCAGCGGTTGAACGACAAAAGTGTAGCTGACGCTCTTCGCCGGTTGCATCATCACGAAGCACGGTTGCCAGGCTTCCAGGAAGGTTGTCCACACGGCGCGCGTAAGCGGCTCGACATAGATTTGGCTGTCGCGGATGCGCTCGGGCCGCAACACCGGATTAGCGGCCGGCCGGTACCAGGCATCGACGTGGGGCGTTTCGTAGAAGATCGACGGCGTCGGATGGCCGGCGATCGAGAAGCATTCGGAACCGACCTGGATGTTGCCGCCGCTGAACTCGTAAGCGAGCGAGGTGCCGTCAATCTCGCCCCACTGGATCGAGTCACCGTTGCCGTTCAACGCGTTTAGAAGCTGAAGGTAGTAGATGCCGGCAGCCAGGGGCACCTCGCCAAATGCCGATTGCGAGTTGCAATCGTACTGGTCCTGGCCCAGCGCGTTGTTTTGATTGAAGCTTGTGCCGAGTGTCGTTGTGCCGGTCTTGACGGTCGTGCCGCCGAATGGCGCCGTGGTGATTGCCCATTGCACTGAGGTAGGAGCGGGTGCGCCGCTGGGCACATACAGACTCAAGCCGAATTGGGTGACCACAACGCTATGCGCGACCGTGAAGGAGTTGCTGCATTGGCCTGTAGCAATATCATGCCCACCGATATTGCCCGGGTCGGCGCTGCCGGCGCTTGGGTTGGCGTTCGTGTAAAGGACCACGACGGACGCCGGCTTCACCTGCAAGAATGACGGCACGAACGGCCGGTGAATGTCCGCCACCGCCGGTTTGCGATAGGTCGGCTGATCGGTCTGTCTCCACCAAACATCCAGCCGCGGCGTGTACATCGATGGCGCCAGCGGCTCGACATAGGACAGGCTCTCGCGCACGCGGGGCGTCGGCAGGATTGGGTTGAGGGCATAGTGATGGAACGCCTCCACGTGGGGCGTTTCCTCGAACGTGGCGGGGCTGGGCTTGCCGATCACGTTAAAGCATTGGGTGCCGAAGCCGCCGGCGATCTCGCCCCACAAGACTGTGGGATCATCGTTCGTGGAGACCGCGCTGTATACCTGGAGCCAATAACTACCGGCGTCAATGGTGAAGGGCGCGATATTTAGGCCCACGTCGTACTGATCCATACCCAGGGGGTTGGGCGAGGCAATGACGCCCCTGGTTATGCCGGTGGTGGCCGTTCCGCTCGCGACCGTGCTCCCTCCAAAAGGCAGCGTGGTGATCGCCCAGCTTATCGATGTGAGATTGCCGCCAGCCCTATACGGGAAATAAAGAGAAAGGCCGAAAGCCGTGATCTGCGACCGGCGCACCAGGCTGAACGGATTGGTATAACCTGCGCCCGTTATGTCCTGCCCACCGATGTTTCCAGGATCTGATTCAGGAGGCGTCCCATTCACATACAGGACGCCGATCGGAAACGTCTGTTTGCTCGGGAAACTCAGTGCCGGGTGTGCGAGCTGGGTCACCTGCCCCCACAGGCCGATAAGCACCGTCGCCGGCGACCAGCCTCCGCGCGGCGGCAGATAGAAATTCGGGGCCCAGGCGAGTGCGGGCGGCGCGGTCCACAGGGATGGCTCCAGCGGCGCGGCGAATACCTCAAAGCGTGGCTGCGTCGGCGCTGCGCCTCGAGGCGGCAGATCATACGTGCCCTGATCCATCCAGGAGAGAGAAGGCGGTCCCAAAACGAGCGACGGCTCCAGAGGCTCACAAAAAACATCAAACCTGGGTTGCGTGGGCGTCGCTCCTCGAGGAGCGAGCTCGAAATGCCCCAACCAGGACAAAGCGGGCGGTGCGGTCCACAGGGTCATCTCCCACGGCACGACGAAGAAACTTTCCGGCACGCGGCGCGGCGCATAGGTCGGCTGATCGGCCGGGCGCCACCAGGTCGTCATCACCGGCGGGATCGCGCGCAACGACGTATCGAGCGGCGCCGCGAATACTTCAAAGCGCGGCTGCGTCGGAGCCAGGCCGCGCGGCGGCACCTCGAAGTGGCCCTGCCAGGAGAGAAGCGGCGGCGCGGTCCAAAGGGAGATCTCCCAGGGCACCACAAAGAAGCTTTCGGGGACCCGGCGCGGCGCATAGGTCGGCTGATCGGCAGCTCGCCACCAGCAGGTCATCACCGGGATAACATAAAGCGATGGTTCGAGCGGCGCGGCGAGCGCATCGAACCGCGGTTGCGTCGGGGCCCATGGCCGCGGCGGCAGATCGAAGTGCCCCTGCCAGGCGAGAGCTGGCGGCGCTGTCCGCAGGGAGTTCTCCAACGGCTCGGCGAACACGTCGAAGCGCGGCTGCGTGGGAGCCCAACCCCGTGGCGGCAGCTCGAAGTGGCCCAACCAGGCGAGCGCTGGCGGCGCGATCCATAGCGACGGCTCCCATGGTTCAACGAAGAAGCTCTCGGCGACGCGCCGGGCCGGATAGGTCGGCTGATCGGTCGGCCTCCACCAGCTCACCATCACCGGCACCACTCGCAAGGATGGTTCGAACGGTTCGGCGAGCACATCGAAGCGCGGCTGGCTGGGGGCGAAGCCGCGCGGCGCCAGATCGAAATGTCCCTGCCACGAGAGCGCTGGCGGCCGAACATATAACGAGGGCTCCAATGGAGACGCGAGCGCATCGAACCTGGGTTGCGTCGGGGCCCATGGCCGCGGCGGCAGATCGAAGTGCCCCTGCCAGGCGAGAGCTGGCGGCGCTGTGGGTTGCAACGGTTCGACGTACACCAGGCTTTCCCGCACGCGCACCGGCGCCAGGACCGGATTCATTGCGTAGCGGTGAAAGGCGTCGACATGCGGCGTCTCGTAGAAAAGCGACGGCGTCGGATAACCGGCGATGGTGAAGGATTCGGAGCCGATCTGCGTACTGCCATCGGTCCAGCCCGTCGAGGTGCCGTCATTCTCGCCCCACTGAATCGAGTCCCCCTGGCCATTCTGCGCGTTCTGGAGCTGGAGATAATAGGTCCCGGCGCTAAGGGGCACTTCGCCAAACGCCGATTGCGAGTTGCAGTCCCATTGATCCTGACCGAGGGTATTGCTCTGATTGAATGATCTGCCGAGTGTTGTGGTCCCCGAAGCGATCGTTGTGCCGCCAAACGGCAGCGTCGTGATCGACCACTGCACCGATTGGGGCGGGTTCTCGCCGCTCGGGACGTAGAGGCTCACACCGAACTGGTTCATCACGACGCTGTGCGTCACTTTGAAGGAGTTGGCGCACTGGCTGGTGGCGATATCGTGGCCGTTGATGTTGCCCGGGTCGCTGCCATTGTTGTAAAGGATCGTGGCCGGCTTCGGTCTAACCTGCAAGAAACTGGGCACGAACGGTCGATGAATATCCACAACCGCCGGTTTGCGATAAGTCGGTTGATCGGCCTCGCGAAACCAGGCATCGAGATGCGGCGCCTCCGGCACTCCCGATGCCGGGGCAGGCGCGGCGAACGGCCGGTGAATGTCCGCCACCGCAGGCGCGCGATACGTGGGTTGATCCGCTTGACGAAACCAGGAATCGAGGTGCGGGACCTCCGGCGTCCCTGATCCTGGGACAGGCGATGCCTGATTCGGAAATTGGATGGTTGGCGGCATTAATAACCCACCATGCGCGTTGATTCAAATTGAGGTTGGGAAGGTGGGCCGTAAGGAAACTGAGAACCGTCATAACCGGCAGCCGGCGTGTACGTAATGATTATGCAGCCGTCTTTGCCGTGCCCACCGACATTGCTACCGCCTCCGCCGCCGGCGCCGCCGCCATACTCCCCACCATTAGCCCCAGCAGTGGACGTTCCGCCTTCGCCTAAGCCGCCGCCTCCTCCTCCGCCGGAACCAACACCGCCGCCTAATTCCGTTCCAGCCGTCCCGGCCGTTGGCGTGCTGCCATTACCGCCCGCACCGCCTGCCGAGCCATCGCCTTGGCCACCGGCGCCGCCCGTGGTGGTTCCAGCCGCACCCACGCCGTTATTCCCAGCAGTTGGGCCACCGGCACCACCACCACCACCACCCGCACCGCCGACACTTCTATTAGAAGCATGACCAGCACCACCATTGCCGCCCGCTCTCTTAACCGACGTTCCGGAACCAACGCAATTGGCCACTAAGCCGCCGCTGCCGCCCGTTCCGCCACTACCCCCGGCAACACCCTTGCGCCCGTTATCAGCGCTGATAGCTGCACTGTCGAAGGTCGTTGGCCCGCTAGCATCCGTGGCCGCTGCGCCGCCTAGAGGAATAACGAAACTCGGATTGCCCGAAAGCGTGTAATTTGTTTCCTTTACATAAGCACCGCCTCCAGAGCCGCCGCCGCCGGTTCCAGCGGCTACGCCAGCGCCGCCGCCTCCCGTTGGCGCAATAAGTTCGATGGTGTTGGCAGCATTGTTCCAATCGCCCGGCTTTGTCCAGGGTGAAGAGGAAGCATTAGTAAGCACTACAACCGTCATGCTTTCCTCAGAATTGGAATGAACAGCTTGGCGTCAGGAACCGTCACGCAAGCCTCGCACTCGGCCTTGACAAACCGGACTTCGGCGAACGTCCCCAGCAAGTAGCGCAAGAACATTTCCCCTGGCACATCGTTAAATCCGGTCATCATTCCGCCAGATCGCAAGTGATCGAACGCGACTTTGATAAAGTTCCAAAACCCATCAGGCGGGTTATAGTTGCCGCCCTCGAAAAAGATGGTGTCATAGATGCCAAGACTCGGCAGCACGTCTTGCCAGTAACCTTCGACAATTAACGTCGACACAGACTGAGTAACCGCCCATGCTCTTGCCATCTCGGCAATGGCGGGGTGAGCTTCTATGATCGTGTGACTTTTGCAGCCGATTTGATTGATGAGGTTAGCGCTAATTCCAAGGCCGAAACCCATCTCCAAAACATCCCCGCCATGCCCGGCCACCTCACGCGCGAAAACCTCCATTAACGGAGTTTCTTGCGTGTGCATCACGTCATGGGTGCCGATGCGAAGAAGTCCGTTTTCGACGGCAACGGGTAATTCGCGAAACGATGGCATCGAGTTAAGGGCCGTAGTTTATTACGATCAGCGCGCCGCCTCCGGCTCCGCCGACCAAACCGGCATCTGCTCCGGCTCCGCCACCACCACCGCCGTAATTGCCACCGGCCACACCGTTCACACCCAAAGGCTGACCGCCGGCGCCGGAACCGCACCCGTGAGAACTGTCAAACTCGGTCCCGCTATTTCCAGCATTGGAGGCGCTGCCGCCAGCTACGGTCGAGCCATCGGCCGCTCCGCCGGTCGTTCCCGAGCCTGGGGCTCCGGCTCCGTTGGCACCGGCCGCTCCGGCGCCGGCTCCGCCTTCTATGTCTGATCCAATCGCTCCGCCGGCGCCATCACTGGCCGAGCCATTACAAATGCAATTCGCCGCCAGGCCGCCAGCTCCAGGAGAGGAACCCGACGCATTTTTGCCGTAATCGACGGAGAGCTGCATCGCGGAACCGCTATCGAGTAGAGTCGTCGGCTGCGCGCCGCCCCCGGATGGAACCTGCACTGCGCAAACCGTACCAGGAACGAGGGCCACATTCACTGATTCGGCCCAGGCCCCGCTGCCCCCGCCGCCTCCGCCGTGGGCGTTGTTATGTCGGCCTCCTGGAACTGCGTTGCCGCCAACGCCCCCGCAGCCGATACCTCGGATCGAGTTGTTAGCATTGTTCCAGTCGTCCGGAACGGTCCAAGTTATCGTGCCAGGCGTCAAGACGAGCTGTGTCATGCGAAAGCCCCTTTTCGCCAAGTTGTTGAAACTCACCTTCCCAGAATGATCTTCGGCACCCCCGCCGGCACGCTCACCTTGACCGGTGGCCTGTGATACATCGCCACCTCATCAGCCATGCCCGCTTCGAGGTTCTCCAGGTATTGCTCCAGTGGGACACGTCCGGCGCATCCAGGGCAAATCAAGGCATTGCACTCAATACAGAAGGCCCGCAGCCGGCCGGAGCCCTTGTGGACGACGTGATGGGCCCCGCAATGTTTGCACTGCCACGTATCCGCCTCCCTGACCTTGCCGTCGAAGTCGGTCGTTTGGAGCCAACCGTTCGGCCTATTCATGGTGACTTTTTTGTCGCCGCTCATTCCTTTTCCCCGGTCGTGCACACGACGATACCCATGGCTCCCAGGGCGCTCGTGGCGTCGTTCCACTCCGCGCGGTCAAAACGCAGCATCTTGGTTCCATCCGCCAGCGCGCTCAGGGCTGCCTCGCCGGCGATCTCAATTTCACGGCGCTGGGCGTCCTGCGTGTCATCATCGAGGCGTGGAAACTCGCGCTCGTGATAGGCCTTGAGGGCGGCTAGGCAGCGCACGGCGCAGTCGCCGACGAAGAACGCGTATTTGTTGCCCACGAAGGCGATCGGCCGCTGGCTCAAGTCCGGCTGCCCCTTGGCGCGGGGGCTGTTTGGGTGCTGGGGGTGCCAGGGCGACTCCGGCACCGTTTCGAGCATTGCATGCCGCGTAAGAATGGCGGTGCGGCGATCGGCAAATGTGCCCATGATCCAGGTCTCCAGGTGTGAATGGGTTTAATTGTCCGCGGCCGGCTCCATTGCGGCTCCTTGCAAATAACCGCGCCGGCCAACCAGCCACGGACAGGGCGGACACTTCGCGCTATTCAAAAAAGAACACGGTCCCCGTCATGGCGTAGTTGGCCGTGCCCGTAATGTGCTTGATGCCGATGCCGTTGGAGGCCGATGCTGTGCCGATGAATTCCGAGTCCGGCGCTGCCACCCACCTCCACGATGCGCGCTGGTTGAGCGGTAACTGATAAAGGTAGGTAGCCGCGTAGGTAGGCTCGCCGGAGTGGGTGATCCCGGCGGTGCACACGGCCGCGACTTCCTGGTTATCCAGGGGCTGGGGCGTGGGCGACGTGCCCGCGGTGCCTACGGCCGTCGTGCGGCCGAGAATGAGGATCGAGGACTGATCGGCCGGCGTGGCGTTGCAGCCGACGTCGAACTCATAGATCCTGGGGCGGACCGCGGTCGAGCCGATGATGTTGGCGAGCGTCTGCGGCGTCGCCCCACCGGCGTCGCTCATCACCACGGAAAACTTCTTCTGAGCCATGAGAAACTCCTGTTAAACGATCCCGATGAATTTCGTGTGACAGCGGACATCGATCTGGAAGGCGTCACAATACCGCCAGGCCGGTTCTGAACCCCCAACGGGCATTACCTGAAACTGTTTGGTAACCCCGCCGAAGACCACTTCGAAAATATCTCCGGACAACGGCTCCACCACTCCTGAGCCAAAGTTGTAATTCGCGGCCGGCAAGGTAAAGTCGCCATCGGCCCTCTCAATCTTGGTGTTGCCCTGGCCATCGGTGACCTTCAGAATCTTCGCTCCAAAGGTCGCATAGGTCCCCACGGATAAGCCGCCCCGCCGGATGGTTACCGGGCTTGACGCCTTTTCCTGGAGCCGGGCGGATAGCCGAGCCATACCGGAGCGGAGCCTATCGCTCATGCCGAAGTCCTTTAGCCACCGATGGAACAAGGATCAAACACGGACAGGAAGAGGCATGCGAGTCGGGCGGTACGCTCCCAATCCGTGTTTGATCCGTGTTCCATCCGTGGCTAATGTTTACGGCTGCGGAATGCCCTCGGCTTGTTCAATCAACGTGAACAGGTCATCGGCCTTGATCGTGACCCGCACTTCGGGCTCATGCTGGCTGGCGCCCATGTGGAGAGCACCGACAACGGGATGCTTCTTGTCGGCCAGGTCGGCGACCTCGGCCAAATCGCCCGCGGGGACCTCGATCATCTGGACCGCGTAATGGTCAAGACTTTTATCCGGCCGATAGATCGGCTCCTTATGGCCGCGGACCTTGCCCCCGGTCTTGAGCAGATCCTTCAGGCGTTCGATTGCTGTCATGGATGTCACCCTTCGCATGTCGCTGATTCATCTCGCCGCATTCATCAGAGACCGGCCGGATGGCACCTCTCCCGTACCGACCGGCCGGTCCTGGCTTCGTTAGATTGTCGCGAACCGGGCCCGCAACCAATCGACATCGCATTCGAGAGTGTCGGTGCCAGTTGTCTTCTCCAGGTGAGCCAGGAGATAAAGCGTGGTCGTCGTGACCGCGGTGAGGCTGAACGTGGTGCTGGTGAGGACGGCCACGCCATCGACGTAGATCTTCACGCTGGAGGGGTCGCGCATGTCCATCCAGACTTCCACACGGACACCGGCGGCGTTGGTATTGCCAGCGACTACCACCTTGGTGCTATCGGTGGCCGCGACCGTCGTGGTGCCGTCCTTCGACTGGAAGTTGATCTTGGTCGAGCCCCCGTCGAGGTGCATTAGGCAATGCTTGGCGATCGCGTCCGCATCTGTGGCGTTCGTGGCGCTGGCGATGCCGATGCTCAGGTCCTGCGCGGTGCCGGAAGCCGAGCCGGTCGGGACGGAGAAAGCGAATTCGACGATCGCATTGGATCCCAGGGCGAAACCGTCCTTCGAGAGCGCGTCAATCTTTTGGGCTTCGCTGGTGGCCGAAATGAGCAAATTCGTGACACCGCCATGGTCGATGCCGCGGCCAAAGCCGCCGGCTGCCTGCGTGCCGACGGGGACGGAGATGTAACCGTCGCGCTGAAGGTCGATGTCGTATTGCACCTGATCATTGAGGACCACGGCCACGGTCGTGTCGGCGCTGGCGGCGTCATCGCGCACGCGCCCGACGTAGAAGTCCTGGTCGTTGATTTTCCGGAAGTAGACCGCGTTGGCGCTGGCATCCCAGAACGCCCGGCCACCCTTGAGCAGGACCATGGTGGCGGTCTTCTGCATGATGAAGATGCCGTTGACATAGGCCGCGCCCAGGCCCAAAGCGGCAACGTCGTTTGTCACGACGGCGGCCCGGCCATCACTCAATTGAATGACCTGGCCCGCGGTGTAGGCCACGTCGGCCACGAATTGGACGCTGTCCCCATAATGGGACAGGATTGCTTGAATGGTCATCGAGAAATCTCCTGGAAAAATTACACATAACCTCAGCGCGCCGCGCTTGGATCGCGAGACCAGCGGGCCTCGCAACACCTGTCTTTTACGCCGCGCCCTTCATCTTCACGCCGCCGCGATATTCCTGGAGGCTAACGCCGAAATCGAAGTAGCCACGCATGCCGATGCCGAGCCGGTCGAACTCCAGCTCGCCGGTTTCGATCGTGGGCATTTCGGTCCCGAACAGGAAGCAGACCTCAATCACGGGCAGATCGTCCGGGCTGGCCAAGAGGTACCAAGCGGTATCCGAGCCGTTGGTGTTGCTGGCCCCGAGGTAGGCGCTCTCCACGGGCTCGAACATGCCGTTCCAGATGTTGTTCGTCCCGGTCACCGCCGTGGTGGCCGTGACGAGGTTCACAAACGTGCTGTTCATGAGGTTGAGGGCGGCAGCTCGCAGCGGAATCGGGAAGAGCAGGATCTTGGGGATGGAACCCAGAATCTTGCCGTCGGGGTCGGTCTGCGTGCGGAAGAGGAGATCCGCTTCCGCCAGGCCGGCGAGCGTCATGAGTGAATTGGTGGCATCCGCGTGATAATTGCCCTTGGAGGCGTCCGTGTTGAAGAAGGCACTATCATTGAGGAATGCGGCCCAGAACACGTCATTGAGTTTCAGAGAGGCACCGCGGCCCAGACGCTTGCCGGCGCCGGTGAAGGCGCCCAAATCGTCGTTGATCAAATCGCGGCGGTCGATGCCGAGGATACGGCCGTAGGAGCCGGCAGCGTTGGTGTATTTCACCTCGGTCAGCGAGCCGTGTTTGATCTCACCGCCCGGGGCAATCTGTTGGTAGGTGTTGTCGCCGGTCAAGGAGTACGTGGTGATGGTCTTGAAATCGTTGACCGGCCGGATCGTGCACACCTTCCGCCACGATTGCTCGACGTTGAGGAACGCGACGCGCAAAAACTTGTTGGCAATGTTGCTCAAGATGCCGGGCACGGCCAGCGTAGAGGGGCCGGCGTCGGCGCGCATGCCATAGGGATCGTGGCCTTCGGCGAAGGCGGCCTTGAGGATCGGCTTGAGGTCGCTGCGGAACGAACGGCCGCGATAGCCGTTTTGCTCGGCCGCCATGAACAGGAGTTGCTGGAGTCCGAGGCCGCGGGGGAATTGCGTGTGCGCGCTTTGCAGCGTTTGGGCGTCGAACAACTTCTCCACGCCGTTGAGTTTCTCTCCGACGCACATGGCCGCTTCGACCACATCATTGGTCACCTGCGGGGCCTGGGGCGCCAAAATCATCGGGCCGACACTGCGCTCTTCGCGAAGCATCTGGAGCCGGAACGTGTTCAGCTCGCAACTGGTGTCCTTGATGGCCGCGTTGGCGAGCTCATTAAACCTCTTGACCTTCTGGAGATCACCGACCACCTTTTTGGAAGTGTCGGCGGTGATTTGCCGGATCGTTTCGACGCGGATGTTTTCGCGCTCGATGGCGGCCATCTCCTGTTCGAACCCGCCGGGCTTCGGCGTGTCAACGGTGGGCGTTACCACAAGAGGAGCGGGCGTGGTTTCGGCTTTGAAGGCGGCTTCGAGGTGCTTGCGCTGAGTTTCACTCAGGGCTGCAGCGTCGTACCCGTTGGCCTTGAGCCATGTTTCAAAGTTCATGTTCTGACCCTTAAAAAAAAACGGGGGCAGCGCGCGAATCGCGCGACCCCCGAAACGGGTCAGCGAAGGTTTCGGCTTCACCCGGGTTGCAACCCGGTTGAGCCCGCATCCAGGCCGCGCGATTGAGGCGCAGCCCCCTGACAAATCACTCACGGATCGTGGGCAGTCCACGTCGAAGCATCGGCAAACTGAACAGACCGCCCGTTCCAGTGTCAACTTTGGCCCGCGGCCCACCACTGAGGGCGCGGCTGAATTCTGCGATCGTCTTGCTCAGTGGCTGGATCGCGTCGATCAATTTCTTTTCGAGGGCCTGCGGCGCCATCATCGCGCCGCCATGGCGCACGTCGGCGAGCTGCTGATTGGTAAGTCCCCTGCCCTTCTTCACGGCCGCGTCAAAACTCTCCTGTACCGAATTCACGAGGCCCTGCACGTGGGCAACCTGTTCGTCGGTGACCTTGGATCCGGGCGTGCCCATGCCCTTGAGAGACCCTGTGGCCAGAACGAGGACCTTGACGCCCTCTTTTTCGGCCTGTCCCGACATGTCATGGATCACCTGATAGGTGCCGATGCCTCCGACCAGGGCCGTGGGCGAGTTGGCCGTGATGCGCTCCGCCTGGCTCGCGAGCCAATAGGCAGCGCTCGCGCCCATGTCTTCGATGTGGGCCCAAACCGGTTTCGCTTTCCGGGCCGCTTTCACTTCGGCGGCCAGGTCATCCGTCCCGGAAACCGTTCCGCCGGGCGAATCGATCGCTAGAAGGATCCCGCCCACGTCGGCGTCGGCCGCGGCTTGCCGCAGATCGCGGCGGAGCTGGATCGTGCTGGTGCCGCCCATGGAGCTGGCAGACTTCATGAGGAGGCCCATCGCCTTGATAATCGCGATCGACTTCCCGTTGGGTGTTGCGGTTTTTTCGACGGCCACCAACGCAGGCGCAGCCCCCTGCTCGACGTGAACTTTCAGATCCATGGCGTGGGCCAATTGGCACAGCGCGGCAAAACGGCACGGCTCGACGGACCAAAGGCCGACATAATCGATAAGTCGTGAAAACACAGGGACTTGCAGAAGGTCCTCAAACATCGTCCGCCTCCTTTCCGGTCGGCGGGGGGGTGTCCGCGGAGATCCTGACGGCCTGGGAGCGCCCGACGGGCGGCGGTAACTCTTTGAGGCCACATTCGAGGACATGGTCATCAACGGGCTCGATAACTGGCTCGGCGAGAGTGAAGGTATGCACGAGGCCGGCGGCGTCCTGGTGAATGTCGATCAGCTCCATGCCCTCGGCCTGCGGGCTCTTCCAAAGCTCCTGGAACGCATGGACCTGGTCCGGGGCCCTGATCGTGATGCGCAAAATGATTCGCTCGCTCATGCTGCCGCTCCATTCCTGTGGAACCCGTTTCTGGCGGGCTTGGCGGCGACGCGCCGTTGCAATTCCGCAAACGTCGGCTCAAGTGCCGCCATGACTTCCGAGCTTAACGATTCATCGGCGCCGGCTTCCTCCAGCGCCAACAGCACCGCGGCCTGGGCGTTGTCGGGACTGAGGGGTGAATTGAGGGCGGCGCCGCTTGGAGCTTCGCTCAGGATCGGCCACGGCAGGCCCAGACTCAGGGCGTAGGCCTTCTCTTTGGCGATTTGCTTGAACACTTCGCACCAATCCTGGCCATACTCCGCGAGGATCTCGGCATACGTCGAAGTGCCGTTCTTGATGCGCTTATCGTCGGCGATCGAATCCTTGACCGGGTCGATCGAGTCCATGCCGTCGTAGTTCCAGGTCCAGCGCCATTGCTCGATCGGAGGCAATCCCGGCGGGACCTGGCACGTCAGAACAGCTTCCGGGTACCAGCCATCGCGGAAAATTCGGTCCAGAGCGATTAGGCGGAGGTCATTGCGCGTGATGCGCAGGCCGCGGTTGTACGGCAGCCCGTCCAGCCTGCCGCTGGAAAAGTTGTACTCGGAACTGTTGCCAGTAATGACATTGAGCGGCTTGCCATTAGAGCGGCCGGCCTCATTGAGGATCTCACGCTTGAACATGGGGTACGTCGTCGTCGGTTGCTCCGCTTTCATCTGCGTGGCTTCATAGCCATTAGGCAATGTGAGAAGTGCCCCGCGGATCATTTCAATGGGGTCAAAGCGCGCCACCACGTCGCCGCCCGGATCTTCGATGGGCAGGTTGCTCGTCATGATGCCGGCGATCATGGCGGCGAACTCGGCGGCTGTCAGCGTGGCCGAGGTATACCGGCGCAACTGCGAATAGAGCGGGAGCGACGGCGTGATCTCCGGGATACCCCTGTGCTGGCCGATGCGATCCGGATTAAACCAGTGGATCACACGCTCGGCCGGGACGGTGTAGAACTCATAAGGCTTGAGCTGGATCCCGGTCACGGAACCCGGATGGTATTTCAAGAAGTAATATTCGATGGGGTTGCCGAAGCGATCGAACAGCATGCCATCGACCAGATACGGGTCAATTGGGCTGGTAAACGGAGTCGTGCACATCTCGGCTTCGAGCCAGCGCACGTCAAATTTGACCGGGTTCTTAAGGCGTTCGTTGGTGTCGAAGATGCCGAAGCATTCCCCTTCGCGCACGCGGGCCTTTTCGCAAATACGAAGACGAATCGGCACCCGCGTCTCATCGCCCCACTCGCGGAAATTACCTTCTACGATCATCGCTCCCGCGCTGTTGTCCGAGCCGTCCGCATTATTGGGGATCGTCAGTTGCAGGCGCGGGCCGGTCCCAATAAGGTCGTCCGCCGAGGACCTGACATCGGCTTTGCAGTAGCCGTTGTTCAGGCTTTCATAGCGCCCGCGATTGCGGAGCGTATACCGAACTTGGGGGTTGTAAGCCGCGTCGGCAGAGAAGAAATCGGCATTGGCCCAATGCTTCCTATTCTCGTCCGTTGTTTGAGCAGAATCGATCTTGGACATCATCCCGCGATGTTCGAGATGTGCTTGCCGGAGTCTTTCCCTGAGCGCGGACACTTGCCCGCGATCCCCACGGAAATACTGCATCACTCTTTTGATGAGTCCAGCCATTAAATGCTTCCGGGCGGGACGACGGTACCGGGACGCAAGCACCGCCAGGGCGAGCCCCGCGGGCTCCTGGAGGCGAGGCTTTCGCTGACCGCGATGGCGCGGGTGTACTGATCGGCCGTGATGAGGTCGGGGATGGGCTGTTCCTTGATTCGGCCGGCATCGTCCTCGATTTCCAGGGGTGCCTGAGCGACGTCGCTGATCGCATTGGTGATTTCGTCTGCCATGGCAACGACGGTATGCAATGCGCATGCCCGGACTCAAACCAGGTCACCCGCGATACTGGCGCCTCGCCTCGAACTCCGCCTTGCGAGCGGCTTGCTCGGCTCGGACGTCGATGACCTTCCGCGGGGCGGTCGGCTGCTCGCCGAGGCCGGCGATGGCCACGCCTTCCATCGATGCGGCGACTGCGGCACCGACCAGGCCGTCGAACCAGTGATTCTCGGTCATGCCTGGCCGCATGCGCCATTCATGAAGCTTGCGGCCGCGTCCTTCGGTCGGGATCCAGTATTCCGCTGTGAAATGGTCGGCCAACATCCGGTGATCCTGCCCTGCCCTGCCCCAGAGGGTGAGCGATCCCTTTTCGCCGACGGCCTGGAGGAGCCGCGCGGCGACAAACGTCTTCCAATAATTGGTGTCGATGGTCACGTGACGCAGCGGTTTTTTGTCGGCCGCAAGCTTCGGGATCATCCAATGCAGGCCCAGCTTTTCACACCGGCTCCGATCGTATTCCATCCACGGTTTCCCGCTCGCTCCGATGCCGTGGCCGTGGCTCGGCATCACGAGCGCCGCATGATGCGTTGTCCTGCACCACTGCTTCACCGTCTCTCCCTCGAAGCCGGCGTCCACCAGCATCTTCCCGATTCGGAACTGAGCGCCGTCTTCCCGCGGCCAGTCGCGCCTGAGCAACAGGTCGGCGATGTGGCCGAGGCCGGCCAGGATCTGCGCCTCCAGGGCGGCGCGCGGAATCGCCAGCGCCAAGGTCTGTTGCGCGTCCGCTGCCGTAAAATAGCGACGTGATTGCTCCGGCCAGGTCCCGTAGTCGATGATCGATCCCGTGAAATCGTCTGCCCAGGCGGCGACCACGTAATAGAAAAGGCGCGACTGGACATCCACGAATGCGGTGACCTTCGAACATGCGAGCGGCACCGTGCCGCGGGCCAGGCCGTTGACCCGGGCCGCGACGGCATCGGCGATGAGCTGCCCGTCGCCGAGGTCCTCGGACAGCGGCTGGTTCTGGTACTCACTCCAGAACGCGCGTTTATTATTCAGAAGGAGGTTCATGGCGTGCTGGACGCCGGAAATCTCCCCGGGCTTGTAGTTGTCCGGCCACGCGATCACGGCGCCCTGGTCCATTTCCGCGCGGTGCTCCGCGTAGAACGCGGTCGCGCGGGAGCCGTCGCCGCCATTGCGCAACTCGTCATTTCTCAGAACCCCGTACTGCTCGATCCACATCCCCATGTTGACCGGGAACCTGTGAACCATCTGGTAACGCTGGCCTGTCCAGAGCGGTGATTTGTCGCGGTCCAGAGTTGTATCCGCGACGTCGAATTGCTCGATAACGGTGCACGGAAACAATAACGTGAACTTCTCGCCCGGAGCTGCAAGCCCCATCACGTCGCCGTTCATGATGCGCAGGCGGTCCTCGCATTGCATGCGACTCTTGGCGGACGTGCGCGTTTGGATATCGTCGGCGATCACCAATGACGGGCGCGTGTTGCCTTCCTTCAATCCGCGGATACTTCCTTTAATTCCGATGACTTGGATGATCGCGCCGGAGGCACGGCTCCCCTCGATGGTCGGCAACACGATCTTCTCGGTCGACCAAACGCTGTTCGTGAATTTGCCCAGGCAGGTCTGTCCTTTGCACCGATTCGCCCTGTTTTCTATGTTGGAGATCGGGAAACCCACTTCTGGGAAGTCAGCCTTCAAACGTTCATTCCCCGTCAACTCGGTCTTTATGGTGCGGAGCAACGCAAGGGCGCAGCGCGCGGATGCGCCCAGGAGAAGAGTGAACTTGTGCAGTCCGGTGAACGCCGCCCAGATGGCGGCGATTTCCACTTCGGATGTCTTGCCCGAGCCCCGCGGCATCGCGAGCGCAAACACGCCTCCGTTCCGAACCGCCTCCTCTACCCGTGCCGTCACTTTCAACTGATCTTCCGAGAACGGCAGATAAAACCGGTGCATGAAGTAGGTTTTTTTGAACTGAAGAAGGCTCGCGCACGCGGCGGCTTTTCTGGCGAGATCTTGCGGCGGTGGTATCGCTCCGATGTCCTGGCCGGAGTGAGTGAGACCTTCCTGCCGCTTCCGCGCGCTTTCCTTGTGACTCCGGTATCCGGCTGCCGACGGAGATGGTTTCCGTTTGGGAACCTTCTTCGCGATTGGTTTTGGTGGGCTTTTCTTTGGTATCGGCTTGGCGGGTTTCTTCTTGGCTACCTTAGCTGGCGTTTTCTTCGCGGGCCGCTTGTTCGTCACGGCCGGCGGCCGCCGTTTCTTCTTCGGAGCCGGCCTGGTGGATGTCGCTCTGGCCGGCTTCGAAGGTCGCTTCTTGTGTGACATAGGAGAAATAAAGAAAGAAAGTGAAAATTACCGGCTGTTCCCCGACCACTACCGCGCGAAAGTCGCGCGGAAAGGACCCGCGAGCGGCCCATATCGGGAGATCCATATGCCGGCCCGGGCTGGGCCGCTCCATATGGGGAGTTTCATTAGCGGGGCCGAGCTGGGCCGCTCCATATGTGGAGTTCGACACGCCGGGCCGTGGTGGGCCGGCTGGTGAGGATGCCACTTGGGTGTGGCCGGAGTCGAATGGAAGCGTTGAAAGCGGTCTTGGTAACGTGATAGATGGGGGCCATTAAATGCTGGCGTTCGCCCCTGTCTTTCCGAGGCCAATCATGAAGAAGCAAGCGCAAAACTTACTCGACGCAGCATCACGCAGCGCCCCAGGCAAGAACGAACCGTTCGTGTGTGAGGACGCGACGGCCATCACACTCGCAGCTCAATGGCTCTCAGCAAAGGAACGCTTCGAAGCGGTCAAGGAGTTGCTCGGCACGCTGGCCGATCAGATCATCGCGCTGGTCACACCCTGGTATGGGGCGCAGTGCAGGGAGAAGGGCAACGTGCCATCGGTGCTTGTGCCGGCCATTAACGGCGAGGTGCGGGTGTCCTATCCGCACAAGTATGACAAGATCAAGGCCGATCGGGAGCAACTCCTGCGTGGCATCCTCGGCGACGACTTCGATACGCTCTTCACCAAGGCGTATGCCCTCAAGGTTCGCAAGGAGATCGCCGAAGATCCAGCGGCGCTGCAGGTTCTCATCCTCGCCCTGGGCGAAGCTCTCGGCAAGGCACAGTTCGTCAAGGCCTTCGAGACCGAACAAACACTCCACCCGACTGCCGAGTTCACAGCCGCGCTAACTGGTTTCGATGAGCCGCTCCTGGAGAAGCTCGCCGAGGCAGGCGTGCGCCAAGGCGTCTCCGTGCAGAAGGCGGGTTAA